GGAGAGCTGCGTTGCTAATTCAGGGTTTTTGGCGATCCATTGGTCAAGTTCGTAATTGACTTCGGCCACTGATTTTTCATAATCTGACATACCGGCAGTTGCTTGTTCAAAAATTTCGTCGCTGATTTGGTCGTTGAGGGCTTCTTGCGCTTTCTCTGTGACAGTCAGTTCTTTTTCTAGCTCTTTCAAACCTTCCGCCATCAACTCGGCCTCGTCGTCGGCTCTGGCTTGCTCGTCGGCGTAGTCTGCGACAGCGATTTCAGACTTTTTCCACGCCTCTGCTATTGCCGGAGCGCCCTTTTCTGTGGACAACAGCATCTTTTGATACCCTACCTCAATCCGTGCCAGCTCTTTTTCGTAGTTCGACGCGCCAAGTAGTGATTGTTTAAATAGGGATTTGTCCAGTTGCGCTTGAAGGGCTTTTAGCTCTTTTGTGACTTCCTTAATCGGGGCCGGGAGTCCGCCCAACTCTTTACCAGTGACAACTATGCCAGAATTAAACTCATCTAACGCCAAAACAAAAACATCGACACCTTTAGGGCCATCAGCCATCGCACCTAAAAAATCATTAAGCCCTTGTTTGTACGGGGTTAACGCTGCGGGGCCTTTTGCAAGTTCTCCTTTCCTTAATTTTTCTAGGGCAGCCGCTAATTCTCCAGCGTTCATAGCGGCTAGATCACTCCATTTGATATGGCCGATTAAAGCCTGGGTAAACCCCTCTAAAGAATTTGACGCGGCTTTAGTTAAATGTGATAACCCAGCAATTACCGCCACACCCTGCTTCCCGTAAATAAACGCCCCCAAAAGCCCCGCAGTCTGGGCCCACTCTGGAAGCTTGTTGAATCCGTCCCATATATTAGAGAGTTCTTCTTTTATAACGCTAATTGCTGTTTTTGCCTTGCCCATATACTCTGGGACGTTTTGCTTTATTAATGCATCGTTAGCAGAGACCCAGTTTCTAAATTCTGTTGTAATCTGTACAATCTCCGGCGCTAGTTCAGCCCCTATTTTCCCTGCGATTTGATCAATAACATTTGTAGTTAATTTCATCTGAGAGGAGAAACTTTTTGATGCAGCAATAGCTTCTTTATTTAATGCTGTTGCGTTCCCCGTTTCTTTGGCAGTGAGTTTCAAGGCTTTAGCTAGGATGTCACTTCTTCCTGCCATCGTCGGCAAAACTTTGTTTACTTCTTCGCCGCTTAACCCGAACTTTTTGAGCGCTGTCTCGGCAGTATCAGCCCCGGCTATCATGCGGCCCACGCCACCCAACCATTTCTGAAAAACTGCAGTGGAATTAGTCTCGAACGTCTTTTTGAGCTGGTCTTCGGTCATCTGGGTTGTAGCCATCATTAGCTCCATCGACGCACCGCCAGCGTTGATAGACTTTTCGATCGTTCTCATTGCCTTGCCGACTATTGACCCACCCAATTCTGACCTGACACCAAGTGATTTCATCGCAGCGGCCATCCCCGCTGCCTCTTTCGACGACACCGAGAATGTCGATGTGGCTTGCCCTATTTCTGTTGCAAGGGATAAAATTTCAGCTTCTGTCGCAGCGGCATTATTACCAAGGGCAACAAGGACTGATCCAAGAGTCCCGACCTCCGACATCGCCTCGCCCGTTACGTTCAATAACCTGGCAAGACTTTTTGCCCCCTCTTCCCCCACTATGTCTGTCGCTAATTCAAGTTTGCCAAGGGTTTCAGTGAAAGCCGAGATATCTGCAACCCCTTTGACTCCCATTTGTCCGGCTGCCGCCGCAATATCTAATAAATGCTGGGTGCTTACAGGGATGGTGCTTGCCATGTGAACAATGGAGGCTTCCATTTTCTTTAACTCTTCATCGGTCATATTGGTGGTTTTCTGGACAGCAATCAACCCAGAATCCATGACTGAAAAAGCTGCTAAGGATTTTCTCGCAAGCATCTGCACACCATAAGCACCGCCTAACATCCCCACCATTTTGAACATTGAAGAGAGCCCAGCCGTGGCCCCTTTAGTGCCTGACACCATAGTTTTAAGGGCTCCGGTATAGTTGCCGGTTTGCTGTTGCAATTTGGCGGTTTCTAAGCGGGTCAGCTTGAGGGATTGTTGGAGCTTATCGATGGTGGTTCTGGCTCTGTCTGCATCCATGCCGTTATGGAGTCTTTTTTCCAGGGCGGCAAATTGCTTTTCATTGCCTTTGGCTTCTGTGCCGAGCAGGTTAAGCGACTTTTTAAGATCGTAGGAAGCTATCGCCGCTGCCTTTGTGTCAACCTGTATTCTTATTCCCGGCATATTATAACCTATTCCTGCTTCTGCATATTCTGTTGAATAATTGGGTAAATCGTGTTTTCTATGGCAATGATCTTTTCAAAATCAATTACGGTTGCGTCGTAGCCCTCGCAAAGCTGTAAAATGTCCCCCACATTCAGCTTGTCCGGTATCGCTGCAGACATGCCCACACTAACCCCCCGAAGCATGTGGCATGTTCGCCAAAGCCTATAAGCTTGCTGGTTATTAACCTCTAAATCATCAGGTTTCGAGCAAGTCTCACAAGGGGGAGATCCGTCGTAAACCTCAAAACACTCCTCACAATCATCAGCCCCTGGTGAGTATTGCCACGAAACCCAATCAATTAGTTTTTTACGTCTTCGGCCTCGTCTTCAATTTCGCCCTGCCCGATCTCTGCGGCCTGTTCCATCACCTCAGCAATCAAGCTGGGATTGTAAAGATAAATCATCTCTTTGTTAGCTGTGGTACATTCGAGTTTTTTGTTTTTCTCGTCTTTGATGTCCCAGCCGGTAATCACATGATCAACACGGTCAATCTGCAACTCGATAAAATTGACCTCTTTTTCACCGGCCACCCCATGCCGTCCTCTCGGTACGCTGGTGTGCTTTTTCAAAAGCGTTGATTCTTCGCGTGGGGTCATCGGGCAAACCGTAAAATTGCCAACTTCTGCACCACGTACAATTTTAACCGGATAACTCGTCTTTTCTGTTCTTAACTTCATTTTTAAATCCCCATAATAGGCCCCCGAAATAATGACCGGGAAAGATCCGGGGAAGATCTTTGTCAGCGGCACCGCCTATCCCGACCAAATTTATACCTAAAAGTTAAATCCTATGTAAACGCGAGTGTCGCTGAATCCTCACCGACAGACCCGAGCGCAGTTACTTTAGCGCTCAGGCTAACGGTGGGCTTAGATGATGTCACGCTTGGGACTTCCAGCTCTGCGAATGGGAGCCTTAGCGTGAAGATGCTGCCCGCAACAGAGCCGACCGTGACGACCACGGCCTTGCTAACGTTGTTCAACCCATCATAAAACAGGCCCATGTCGTTTTCGCGGAATAACAAATCCACAGAGCCCGTGATACTGCGGGTGTCCTCGACGTAATCTGTAGGGTAGCCGCTGGTTGTGATCTCATCGACTTGGTAAACAGCAGGAGAGGAAATATCGAGAGATAAGGATTTGAGATTAGTAGCAACAGCATCAAAAGTGATGGCTGTATTTTTACTTTCGAGCGGGCTACCAACTGCGGTCAATGTTTCATCTAAATAACCAGCGATTACAGCCGCATTTGCACAAGTCACAGGCTCCGACATCGACAAGACATTGCCGGAAACCGATGAGATTGTGTACCCGGCCTTAGTATTGTTATCAGCGGCAATCCGTACCCGCCCGCCAGCGGTGAACTTTTGACCATCGACAACGGTGATTAGCCTGTTGCCGGTAATCGTCATTGCAACGTCATTAAGCAAAGTCTTTGTTAATCCGGGAGAAGCGATTACAAGGTCATTATCACCGTTTTCCGTCCACCCAGTAGCGACAAAATAAACAGTCGTATCACCAGCGAAGGTGACGGTATCCCCGGCCAAACAACTGCCCTCTCCGGTGTCAACATGGATTGTGGTATCACCTTCAGCATAATTTTCCGCATCGTCTACCAGGTACCCGGTTCCAGTCCCGTTTGCAGTTGCTGAAGCAGCAGAGCATGTACCGGCCCAACCCATTTGCATGAAGCCACCGGAAAACGTAATCATGCACGCACCCTTGTTGGTGAACTTTAGCGCGCCATTGTCACAGCAAGCACCAGTCCCAAAAAACAGTGTATGCCCCTTTTTGACCCACAGAGTGAACGACGGCTTAGTGGTCGCCTGTGAGTAAACTTCAGAAGTCCCTCCGATGTTTGTCCCGACACCCATCAACGACTCATAAAGGACATCCGCCATTGGAGCAGTCCCAGCGGCCCCAAAAGGCCGGATATAAGTCGGGATTGAAAACGTACCGGCCCCTACCTGATCCTGAAACCGGTCAAGGACATCCAGAGAGTTGACAATCTCTTCCGAGTTTGTGTAAGTCGGTTGCTGATTAATATCAACCGTACCCGCCCCAATAACCAACTCAGCAGCGGCCGTCGGATAAACAGCCGTCCCTTTTGTAGTTTCCTTGCAAACTAAACAAGTTTGTTCAATCGCTAATCCAACGGTATTCGTAGCCATGGTTCACCTCATAAATGGTTAATCGCGCATAAAAAAAGACCCACAAGTTTTCACTCATGAGCCTTCAGATTGCGCGTGGGTTATGTTCGTTTAGTTTAGGTTATTTTTCCTCAATCACAAAAAATGGGATTATCGTTTTATGGTGATAAGCTTGAAGCGCGGCATCAACGCCGACATCCTCGGTATATGGGAGCAATGTGCCATTTTCGCACACCACACCATCAATGTTCTTATGCCAGAATAATTCTTCAAGCTTGCCGCCATAAGCGCCGCCCTGCTGCACTCCGACCCCCAGCGGGGTAAAAATATTGATAATGAAAACCCCGTAACGCTCACCGGCGCCTTGGATCTCAATCGCAAAAATTTGCCCTGCTTTACAGTAGCACTCAATAAACGGCAAAGAGGGGGTTGTCCCGGAGTTCACCAGCCTGATACCGGTATAAGTCCAGTTGGCCGCCAAGTAGTCAGCCACGGCTTTCTCGATTGCATAAGGGGTCATTAAGTAAGCACCGATTGAGTTGCTAACGCGGCCCGGAAGTGAGCCTCAAATTCTGCCAGGCTGATTGCCACCATGCCTGTGGTGGCCTGGTCTGATGCCCCATCTTCGAGATCCGAAATGTAATCTAAATTGTTGTAGATCACGATTTGATCATCGTTAACGTTAAAACTAAAAATGCCGTCTGTGGCATCACCCACCATCTGCACAATACCATTATCGCCATACTCACCAGGGGGCAAAACTGCGTCGGAGTGTTCAACCCCAATGCCCCAACTGCCTTTTGCTCTGCCAGTATCAACCGGAGTCCTTTTCACGATCTGTGCATAAAGATCGAAACAGGCTTTTTTAATGACGGCGACCACACTCCCGTCAACCTCGGTACAAAGTTCCATCAACGCGGCAGAAAACCCGGCGGCTGAGATATGAATTGTATCATCCACGGATTTGCACCTCATAGATCAATGCAACATTGCCTGGATCTACAATCTTGACGCTCACGACGCTGACTTCTGTGGTGCCTATCACAATCACGTTGTCAGTCGTCACCGAGCCCAAGCCGTATGCTGGGAATAATAGGCGGGTGTCGCCCGACTGTATAATGGTGCCGTCAATCTGTTTAATGTCGTACTGCTTTTTAAGCCCGAAAGTGTCAATGTCACTGGCTGCTGTAGCGCCGTCATAAACCAAAGTATCAGGATTAAAAGTTCCAGGAACCCCCGGCACCCTAACTGTGACTTGAAAGCCATCTTCAACAAAATCATTGTAAATGCTTAACTGCTCTGCTCCCCAATTCTCCGCCATTATCCACGCACCAAAGTAATTCCAGAACTATTCAAGATATAAATCCTCAATAAAGAGTTCAGTTCGTTGAAAACAGTTTTCGGCGTTGCTCCGCTGCGGTATTCTTTTATAATGACATTGGCGATATTCTTTTTTACCAAGTAATCGTTTTTTGTCAGCGATGGTTGCAACACACCGGGGCTAACAAGTTCAGCCAGTGCACCAACTATCTGAGCACTCTTCACATCGTCTGGGAGTTCAGTATCAAAGACATCTTCTTTCCAACTCAACCCGCGCAAATAATCCCATGATCTTTGCAGCGCGATAGTTTTAACCGCATCTGTGCCAGTCCATGTGTCATTGCCTCGTGCCGCATGATATGTGTCGGCTTCACCCGTGGTGGCCTGATCCCAGTCATCAATTGTGCTGTCTGGATAACTCAGCTCTTTCCAAGTCGTCATCGGTTATTCCTTGGTTTTCCGTTTCGGGCCAGGTTTAACTCTAGGCTCTGTTT